CATGTCTACTCCTTCAGGGGTTCTCGCTATGCGGTCCCTATTCCTTAGCCATGTTGTGCTCCGACGCTACGTTGCGTTCGTGAGCCTGCGACTTGATGATGGGCTGCCCCATCTTGTTGACCTCACATCCCCGGATGTTGCGAGGTAACGTCCTACTGACGTAGGGGTACTGATGTGTCTTACGAGCAATGCCTGCCGAGTCCAAGATGAACGAAGGAGAGCGACGAAGCGTCCGCCCCTCGTGTTCAATCTGATCTCCAATGCTTGGCGCGTTGGACGAGTGAAAGAACACGTCTTCCTTATCCCCGGTCTCGACATTTACAAACTCATAGATAGGCATTTGTAGTCCTTATACCACCCCGGCATATTCTTCCGGCCCAACTCCGCCGCCATTTACGGACGCCTGCTGGGCCATGGTTTCCGCTTGTTGAGCCATTGCCGCCTGCTGCTGCATCTGCATCAGGGCTTGCTGGTCGATCAACTGAGCCATACCCGGCATGTTCATCGAGTCCCCAACCTGCTTGAGCAACGCCTCCCAATTCACATAGGGAGCCTGCGGCATGGCCGCCGCCACATTTGATACGACCTGCAACGCCTCCAGTGCCCGACGCTGCATCAGAACCTCGTTCGTACGCTCCATTGAGTAAGCGTCGATCTCAAGTTCGATGTCGTCGTACGACGCTGGCGGCTCGCCCCCGCCTTGGAAGAACGGCTCTGCCATACCCATCTGCTGTGCAGATTCCATGCCAAGCGGGAACATGACCCGCTCGTCGTTCCACAGGTACCAGCCCACCTTCCGCATCATCTGCTCTGCCGCACGAAGGAACTGACGCTTGATGTAGTCGATCCTGACAGACGAACTGGCGTCTGCCGTGGCAACCTCGGTCGCCGTCGCACTGCCGCTGATGTTGCCACGCATGACATCGTGAATGCCGCTGTTGCGGTCCAGACGCTCTCGGGCCATCTGGATGTAGTTGACCTGCTGGTTCGTGATGCCGCCGAGTTCGATCGGGATCACGCGGTCTC